ACGCCCAAATCGCAGAAAGTGCAACTCCCGACCAATTCGCAGAAAGTGCAACCCCCGACCAATTCGCAGAAAGTGAAACACCCGAACAAAACATTAAAATGGTTTACACGCAACAAATTAAAGAAAATGATGAAAAAAAAATAAAAATAAAAGAATTATTCGACCTATTATTGAAATTAAGGGAGTTTATCGAAGTAGAAAAAGAAGAATTTAATATATTAATAAGCGAACAACCATTAAATTATGATAAATTCAGCCCTAAAGAACTAAAAAAAATTAGAAATAAAAAAATGATTAAATCATTATTTTTAGGTAAAAAAGGATTAATTAAAATAATTAATTTATTAGATGAATTAAATAATGATTTAATATATTATTTTGAAGAAATAAATAATTCAGGTTATCCAAGAATATTAAATAAAATAAATATGTTTATGACTTTTTACGAAGGAGATAAAAAAGAGGTTTACCATTTTATTAATGAAGTTTGCTTACATTTTATCACAAACTCTTTTTATTTATTGCATCTTTGCGAGGGTTTGAAATATTGGGAAAATAAAATAAGTAATAAAAATATTAAATTATTAAAAAAAATACATTTATAATTAATTAATTAAAAAGGGCATCTGCTAAATAATTATTTAACAGATGCCCTTTTTTTACGCAAAATTTTTTTACGCTCGAGAAATTAAAATTAATTTCTTGATTCACATTTAAAAAATCTTGATTCACAATTTATATTTAAATTCATTAAATATATTTTTATTAAATAAATAACATTTACTTGCCAAATTATCACCTAAATTTTTTATACAGTGATACTTTTTATTTTTTATTAATTCCATTATGTCAATAACTGGAATTATATATAAATTATAATATTTTTTATCATTATATTTATCAATGACAAAATAAGCGTAATAATCCGCGGTTGTTGTTGTTATTCCTGAGGGTTTTTTATTACATTCATACTCAATACAAATATTATTAGTTGTATTAGTGTATTTATCACATTTTACCTCATAATATATTTTCATTTCATTTTTGTCGATTATTTCTAAATCATAATCTTTAAATAAACCTTCTTTTTTTAAATAATTAACAGGCTTTAAGATGTCTATTAATTTATATTCATAATATTCACCCAATTCTAAATCCTTTTTAAATGTCATATATAATAAGTAAAGAAAATAATTTTTTTAATTCTCTTATATATTTTTATATTGAAACTGTAAAAGGTTTTACGTTTTTATCTTCTTGTTCGGTGTTTCTATGAACTGAATATTTTCCACATATAACATCGCTACATTTTGACTTATAACATAAAAAAAATGCATAACCCAATAATGAAGTTATACAAATTAATAAAGCTAATTGAAATTTAATATCCATAATAAATATAATCTATAAAATAATATATTATATAATTATATATATATGGCATCAGATTTATCCAAATTCTTAATAGACGAACCACAAACCGCCTCTTTATTTACAAAAAGTGTTAAAGTGGGTGGTTTATCATTAGAAAATAATAATGGTAATTTAGTTTTAGGAAGTAATAATACACCTGTAAATTGTTTAGATTTAACAGCATTAACACAAGTTTCGGCTCCTTTAGGTATTTTACCAAGTATTACAACAGGAACAATACAACCCGCTACAGGTTCAGGGGGAACAGTTCAATTAAATGGTTCTTTAGACGTTCAAAACAATTCATTATTAAATGTTAATAATATATCTTTATCAGCAGGTGCCCCAACATCTGGGCAAGTTATCGGGTATAATGGGGGTCGTGTTCAATGGTTAAATAATGGTCAAGGAACAAAAGGAGATACTGGAGCAACTGGAGATACAGGACCAACAGGAGACACGGGGGCAACTGGGGCAACAGGAGCAACAGGAGACACGGGGGCAACTGGAGCAACTGGTGCAACAGGAGACACGGGGGCAACAGGAGACACGGGGGCAACTGGAGCAACTGGTGCAACAGGAGACACGGGGGCAACAGGAGACACAGGGGCAACTGGAACAATAACTAACCCTTATGATGGCGATTTTACATTTAACAATAATTTAACAGTTGGTTATAGTATAACAAGCGATATAATAAAAAATGTTGATGGGTCATTTAATACTGATAGTTTGGGTAATGTATCCTGTTTAGCTATTAACGCAGGAACAAATAACAGCGGAACAACTATAGGAAATATTCAATCTAGTGCATTAAATCCTCTCTTTTACGCTAATACACAAGGACAAGTTTACGCTCAAGCGGTATCGTCAATAGCAGGACGAAATAATGTTTATTATGTATCTTCAAAATATAGCGTTGGTTTTGCTAATGGTTCAATTAATGCCCCTTTCCCAGATATTCCAACGGCTTTATCAATTACAGAACCACTGACAGCATCAGACCAACAATATAGATATATAATATTATCGGGTGGAACTTATACCGCAGATTTTACAATTACACAACCCGTATTTATAATAGGATTGGGACAAACTCCAGATAGTGCAAGTGATGGGTGTTTAATAACTGGTAATATAACAATTAATATAACGAATAGTTTTGATATGCAACAAAATGATATTTGTTTTGCAGGTATTGAATTTAGCCAAACTATAACTAATACAGCATCAACTAATAGCAGTCAATTAATATTAAATAATTGTCGTTTCTATTCTGATAATTGTATAGTTTATAATCCTGCTTCAACTGATGGCAGATTATGGCTTTCTAATTGTATTTTTGGGTCATCATCTACATCTAGCTCTACACCTTTAATAAATTTAGGTTTGGGACTTCTTAAAATGTCATTATGTGAATTTACCCAACGTTCTAATCAGCCCTGTATATCATTTACAAATAAAGGTCGTGTTGATAAAATAGCATTATGTACGTTTGAAAGTACTGTTATGAATGCATCGGCTCAACCAATTATTTATATAAATACTACGGGTTCAAGTTCTACATATTCCTTCGGAAATTGTACTTTTATATATACTGATTCAACTGATAAATCCGCGTCCCCTATTTCATCGGGTATTTGTATAAATTCATTATCGGGTAATCCTGTTATAGTCTGTGTATATTCATTTTTTAGTTTAGCAGGAACCACACTATCAAATTATGCGATACAAGATTTAAACAGTGGTTCGGCAAATGGTGGTATAGTTGCATATTATAATAATTGCACTAGTGGAACAGGAACAACACAAATAAAAGGAACTAATGGGGTTAATAAATTTCCTCTTCCTTCATTGGGTTAAAACATATTTTAATTAAAATATTTTGATTAAAACATTAATTTATTTAGCAGTTTGAAAAGGGCTTACCATTTCTAAATTTAACTGTGGGCTAGTAAGTCGGATAGTTTCAGATGATACATCAGTGGCATAATTAAGCCATACGCCCTGATTACCTTCAGGCACTAAAGTAATTACAGAACTAGCAAGAGCACAATAAGAAGGTATACCTTGAAAACCTGTACCTTGACCAGTAGCCGAACAATTTAATTCACCGTAATAATCAATACTTCCGTCAGGTAATTGAACGGCAACCGATAAATTGGCAGAACTTTCATTGACAGCGGAGGCGGAATATTTCATAACTGAAAAACAAAAACGATAAAAACCAGCAGGCAAACCAGTTATTTTATTACCCGACCAAGTGCCATAATTTTGACCTTCATAAAATTGATTAGAAAAAGTCACCACGCCGTCATACGCAGCGGTAAAATCTTGAGCGGTAAAATCACCAGATACAGAAAACCAAGGCTTTTGATATGCTCCGAGGGCATAGGTAGTTCCATTTGTTCCAAACATACCAACTAAAACAGGCTGAGGGTTAGGGTCAGGATTAACAGAAAACCAATTATTTGGTAAACTAATATCACCATTAATAATATTAGTTGTAGCGTGAACTTCTTTAACATAAAGATTAACATCGTTAGTTTGATTTGTAATAATTTGTGATAAATCAGACATTTATATATATATATTATACATAAAATAAAATATTCTTATATTAAAATATTTAGTTATACAAACTTTCGGCCAAATCTTCAACTTCTGCCATTGCTCCACCTTCATAATCATCATAACCACCGCCAGACATTGCCCCGCCTCTTCGGTGATGTCTTCGACGTCTTCCGCCGTCCATTTCTTCAGCTCCAAATCCGACAGCGTGCAAAGCATTAGCTAATTTAGGATGTCCCATAGTTCTTAAATGAGATTTTACGGCATTTCTGACAGTTTTACCGGCAGGAGAAGCGAAAGCCTGTTTCATTGATTTTACGACACCGTGTAATTTAGGAGATTTAAGGAAACCAGCAACAGAAGACAATAAACCGGCTCCGGTTATATCAGCATTCTTTAATACGGTTCTGTGTACGTGTTCGGATGTATGAGCGTTAGCAATATCAGCGTGAGAAACTGGGATATTAGATATTTGGGCTAAATTGTTATCATATAGCTCAATTACGTCAGCGTATAACATTACGAGGTATAATTCTAAATCGGTAGTATATTGTGAAATATTGGTATAGTCGACTTGCATACTAATCGCACATTCATTGTAAGAACCGACAACAGTACCCGGATATAGTGATATATCCTTACCAAATTCAAATTTACAGACAGCACCAACACCATTAATATATGTATTATTGGTAATAGATTTAGGAACTGGAAGACCAGAAAATTGGGTATAAGTATCTTGTAATCCGTTATTCATAGAAATCTGATAATAAATAGGAGAAGAACCAGCAGAAGGGCTGTTTTGTGGTAATTTGGTTCCTGATTGTCCTAATAATGTTTGTCCATCATATTGTATAACTACATTATTAATTTGTGCAAAAGTATCAGGAATAAAGACACCTTGAGGAGTATTTAATAATGCATTATTGGAAGGACGAACATATAATAACATTGATTGAGGCACACGAGTTAAATTAAATGATGATAAATTAAAAGTTTTACGGGTATTATAAGCACTAGATTCAAGTGAGAAAATGTATCTTTCTTGAGATACCAAAGGATAAGCCAAAACGCGGGGGATACTTTCATTTCTGCTTTTAAGTTGAACGAAGGAAAAAGTAGGTTGACCGATATTTACGGTAATATTAGTAATGGTTAAAGTATCGTTATTAGGGCGAAGATTTGCCAAACTCAAAAGACGATTACCCGCATTACCGTAAAAAGTAATATTAAATGATAAATTATTTAAATGGCTTAAACCTTGAACGGGTGAACCATCACGGCGGATTTTATCAACAAGGGGAGAAATAGGAACTAATTGTTGTAAAGTAGTTGTAAAGGTTGCACTTGTTGGGGTATTGCTTGTAATCACAATAGGATAAGAGCCTCTTTGTTCTATCATATCTATACCAGTAGTATATAAAGCTAATGGATTACGAGGGGAACCGATTAAATCGTTATAACTTTGTGATTGGTCGAGATAAGATAAACCGAAACTATTCATAAATTTCTCAGTGCTAAAGTTATTATAACGTTCGCAAGCACTTAAAACATCGCCTATATTAGTAGTATTTGAGGTAGAACCGATTTTAAGCTCTATAGTATTACACATTTTATATAATGCATTGGAACGCAAAGCCCCGCAAGCATCAAGCAATAAAGGCACACCAGTCGATGAAGTCCCTGTTATAGATACGGTTACAGGTTGAGAGTGTAAAATAGCAGGGTCAACGACGAATTCAGATGAATTGAGGTTAAGAGTAGCGTTAATATATGAGTTAGAATAAGTTTGTATATCTTGTTGATTAAAAGATTTAAGAGATGAAGGGGCGTTAATGGTATAAACAGGTTCAACCCAATCAAGCAATTCATCTTTAACGACAACAACATTTAAAGGTTTAGGTGCAATATTAGACATTGTATATATATTATATTATATATAAAATATTTTATATGAAAAAATTAAATAATCTTATACTTTTAATCCATATTTCTAAATTCTTTATTAAAAAAGGCTAATTTTACGGTTAAAGGATTTCCATTATTAGGCAATAATATAGGTCGTCGTGTTCCGTAATTATCAAGCCAAGATATAGACATATTAAAATTTTGGATACTTGCTTTTTGTGTTAAACTTATCAATCTTACTTGTTCTATTGAAGACGCTTGAAACTGTATAAAACCTGTATTATTAGCCCATTGGATGCGGTCAACTTCAATATCTACCAACATAGGAACTAAAGGTTTTTGATAAAGTGAAGAAGTAGACGATTGAAAATTTAAAGGCACACTATCACTTTCATTATTTTTAAGTGATATATCCCCCGAAATCTCAAATAATATTTTTTGAAATGATGCTAAATTTACGATTCCGGACTGGTCTGCTGTCATCTGGTAAAATATATAATTATTAGTGTTAATTGTTCTAGCTATATTATTATTATATAAATTATTAACTACACATAAATTTGTATCTTTATTATTAGGTGTTGAAGGTCTAACATTAAATTTAGTTGTTATCAATGTATTTGATGCGGTCAATGGGTCTATATATAACTCGACACGAGGATAAGAAGATTGACTAAAATATTGACTTTCAGCGTTAAAACTCCATAACTGGCTAGAATTATCATAAGTAAAATAAGGTTGAATATTAGGGGGTAAAACAACCGGAGGAGTTAATGAATTCATAGCTGTAATATAAGTTTGCCATAAAGTCGCCAATGTATCATTAAATATTTTTTGTAATGTTTCAACATAATAAACAAAATAATAAGTTCCTTTTACATCTTGAAATCCTTCATTTGCACTTGGTGGCTTAGGATACGAATATAAATTATTAGAAGGTAAATAATTAGGGGCTCCTGAATTGGGATAAGGGTTTAATATTTCGCTTTGAAATTGGGCGGTTGCTTGATAATCATTTATTGTTGCAGGGTCTAAATATGTATTTGGTGCAGTTGCATATCTAAAAGTGAATATATTATAACTTAAATTAATGTCAGTTTGATTTATTCCGTCTTGAATTGGGAAAATATACCTAGGTATAATATCGGTCGGTATGGTGCATCTCATTAATGCAATAAACCAATTACCAGAATTAAACAAAAAAGGCGTATTATTAATTTCGTTAAAATTTGCTGGTGTATTAAATTCGTCATTATCTAAACCATTAAAACCCTTATTTAATGTTAAATTATAATAAATAGGGTTGTTATTATCTGAATTATTATGTTTAATCTCTGTCTTTGCGTTTCTTAACATATTATATATTTGTCAAAGAAATTATTTTATTATCTTTATTTTTAATTTTTTTAAATAAATCTTGAAATTGTTCTATAGTCAAATCTTTTCTTTTCATCCTATAAATACACCACCGCCCACACGTTGAACTTTTTATTCCTTGTAAAGCCTTATCATTATATTCAACAGGACGCCCACCGTCTAATAATAACTTGGTTAAATGTTTAAAATCTTGATTAGTTTCAGCCCTAAAATTATTATTAATCTGGTTTAATGTGTCGTCTATCCAAGTGCCGAAACTATCAAATATTTCAACACGATTATTTTTATTTCTAAATACACATACCCAATGACCAGAGTATTTTTTCCAATAATATAAGATGCAAACACGACCAAAAGGAGCGAGTAATTCATCAATATTTTTATAATTTTTAATATCGCTATACAACATAACTTTTATTTTACCGTTAAAATGTCTTTCAATATCTGTTTTTGAGAGTGGATAATCCATATATATATAATTATTATATAAATTCTTTTATAACTGTGTATAAAAATTCACATAAAAAACCAATAAAAAAACCTATCATATAAATAAATATATAGATTAATTTTTTTCTCATTTAAATATGGGTCTGATTATATAGTTAAATGATTTTATTCTATTGGATTACAGCAATATATTATATAGTTATTCACCTACAATAAAACATTATATTATTTACAATGTTTTATAAAATAAATATTTCCTTATCTGTCGTCTTCTGAAAAATTAATATTTTTTAGGACGCAGATAAAGGAATCTTCATTAAAGAATGAAGATTTCTTTATCTGTCATAATAACAGGCGGACAAGTTCTAAATAAAGTAATAGACCAAGTGTTTTTTAGTTCTTTTAATTCTTTTATTTTTTCTTTAGATATACCAAATTTACCCCTTAGAGCGTTATCAATTTGTTCCGTCCAGTTATGAGGAAACCAAGTAAAAGAAGAACAACCGCCCAAAATCTTTTTTGTTTTATGTTGGTCTGTTGTAAAATGTGCTGTATTGCATACAGTAATGCCCTTTTTACGTCCTACATTAATTAATTTACCCATTAACCCATATATATTGGTATATGCTTTATAAGTTTTAGTGTCTTCTAGTTCGTCAATATCATCAAAAATGCATAAACAAGGTTGATTAAACATATCATAAGGTATTCCTTTCGGTGGAAATAAATATTTTCCTTCATCTAATTTAATTAATTTTATTGTATTTTCTTTTAATTCTTCTTCTTGTTTTTCTGTTGGCTCTCTAATTACAAACCATTTATCAACTAAATTATCAAGGTTTTTATCATCTTCGCCTTCTGAAAACATAAATATTTTATTTTCTGGATATTCTAACATATAATTTTTTATAAATTTGCTCATTGTTTCACTTTTTCCAGCTCCTCTTGCTCCTGTATAAAAATTTACATCTGTACTATCTTTTATATTTGTTGGCATTTGTTCTAATTTACCACTAGGTAATTTAACGTGTTTTAAAATTTCGTCTTTTTTAGCGTTTTTCTTTAAATATATTGTTTCTCCGTTAAATTTACCTCCTTTAATTATTGCTAATCTTTGCCCTTCATCAAAACTTAAACTAAAATTCATTATATATTTAGTTTATATAAAAAATTAAATATTTTGTATATATATATTGGTTATATTTTATTTGTTTTATTTTTAAATAAAATAATTAATTTATTTCATTCTTCTCATAGGAATTCTTAATTTTCTTACTGGTTTATTATGAATTCTTTTAACTGTTTTACATATTCGCCTATTAATTCCGTCAATATTTTCAATATTGCAAAATTCCATTTTCCGCGGTCTTCCTCGTCGTCTTTTGCCATTTCCTACAGCACTTACAATGCTACCAATCGCACGAGTTTGAGGAAGAGCACTTAATATAGGCCCTGCAACAGAAGCAACTTTTTTTATTCCGTGCCACAAACTAGAAAAAAAACCCGCTCCGTGCATACCTCTATGTGTATATTCATTAATAATATTGGCAATTTCTCCGCCTGTTATGTTTCCATCTTCTGCGTGTTGTAAAACCATCTCCATTAATTGATGAGGATTTGAAGCACCGCCACAAACTCCCCCGCATTCTTGGCATCCACCTGAAAATTTAAAATGTGTCATTTATATATTATATACTATATAAAATTAATTATCTTTATTTAAAATAGTTTCTATATTGTTTTTAATATCAAGTAAAACCGTCTTATAATATTTAATATCGTGTAATTCATCCTTTTCTAAATCTAATAAATTTTCTTCTTTATAATTTGCTTTATTTTTTTGATGTTTTACTGTGTGTTTATGTGTTGTAAAGTTCTGTCTTGTAATGTTTTTTTTACAAAATTCACAATATTTTAATGTCATTATATATTATAATAAAAGAAAATTTATTTTATTTCTATTCTTTTTATTATTATATCAATATCCATATCATCCCATTGATTTTTTAATAATTTTTTTATCTTATTTACTCTTATTAATATTGGTTCAATACCTTCCATTATTAAATTATAATTTTGTGAATATAATTCATATCGGTGATAATGTATTAAATTATTTTTTTTTCCCAATTCGTGAATATAATTTATTTCTAATACATTCATAACACTCGAACAATGTTTAATATAAATCCTATATAATTCATTTTGTGCCGTTGTTTCATCTTCATAATGTCCGTATGATTTTTTTAATACATTACTATAAATTTCGTATATATATTTCATTATATAATAATAAAAGAAAATAAAATAAATCTATATATTTTTTTCTTCTAATTCTTCGGATTTTTTAATTAATTCTTCAATAAATTTATTGATGTTATCAGTTTTTTCAACAATTTTCTCCTGTTCTTCCTCTAATTTTCTTAATTTCTTGTTCTTTTCTACTGCTCCTTTAATCAAATCTTCTACGCGTTTTTCTAGTTCTTTAAAACGTGTATCAATAGCAGTATCAACATTAGGTATAATTTTCCAACATTCAGGACAGTAAAAAGTATTTTTCATTAATCCGAAAGTCCATTCTTTACAGTCTGTTTTTTTACATATCGCACAATTGATAACAGGGGCAGAATATTTAATATTCTCTTCTAAAACTTCAATTTCCATTATATAGAATAAACAAAGAAAAAAATTATTCTATATATTTTATTTTATTTATTTTATTAAATTTCTTGTATAATTATATATTATGTATTTAAAAGACTTAAAGGAGTTTGTTTGTCCTAAAAAAAAATATCCTGAAGACTACACTAAAAGAACAGTTGAAGCAATAAAGACGATAACCACACCTAAATATGAATTTATTATTTTTGGTTCATCTGCTTTTAAACATTTAGTTTTTAGTGCTGATATTGATATTCACCAAAATATACCTGTTAATGAGATACCGCAAGTTATGAAAGAAGTATTAAAAAAAGGATATGATAAAAGGTTTATTATTGGTGATATTAAAGCAGGTATTAAATCATATTTACTTGGTTTAATGGAAGGAATGGGATTATTTAGAAATGGTGTTATTACTGGTTATCGTCCTGAAATTATAAATGAAATTAAAAATAAATATAATTTAAAATTAAATATTCCAGCAAGAAATAATATAAATGTTGAAAAATGGTTAAAATTATATAATGATATTCATAATATAATAACTTTAAGATGGTTACCCAATGATATTTTTAAAGGTTATCTAATTGATGGAGGACACAAATATTATTTAAAAGATGTGGTTTCTGATGATTGGTATTATTCATTAAATAAAATAGATATGTATTTTATGCGTAATAATAGATTAGTAGAATTGACGAACATATTTGACCCAATGAATAAAGAATTTTTGCAAAAAGTAGTTATTTATAAGATTAAAAAAGGTTATAGTGAGTATTTAATGCCTGAAAATTTAAATTATATGAAAGCATTAAAGCGTGCTTATTCCATAGCAAGAATGGAAACAGATGCTAATTTATTAAATAAAATTATTCCATTTTTAAAAAGTCCTATTAATAACGCATCAAATTATTTAACAGATATTAACGTTGTTTTAGATGTATTGAAAAGAAATAAATTAAACAATTATATAAAACAATTATTTATTATACATTTAAAAAATTTAATTGATAGAATGCAACATTTCAGAGGTTTTAATTTAGATAAATATATAAGTCATATACACGACGCATTAAATAATATTGATAATGAATCTATATTTTACAATAAATTATCACATATAAGAGATATTTTAAAACAACATTTAAATAATTTAACATTGGATTATATTAAATTGTATGAAATACATTTAAAAAATTTATTTCCATAAAAATAATATATAATATTATATATATAATGACATTTTTAAATTTGGATTATTCAGGTGGGCGCCGTGTTGGTCGTCCTTGTGGTTCATCAAAACCTAAAACAGTAAGAAAGATAGGTATTAAAAAAGTTAAAGGTTCGGGTGTAGAATGGAAAACCCGTTCTTATGGTTCTGGCGTTGCATTTCCTGAAGAAGTTTTCGGTGATGGTTTCTGTGATGATTACGCAGGAGGCAGACAGAGACGAATGAGGCGAGTAAGTAGACGGTTGGGAGGTGCCATATCTGGCGGTGCGTCTAAAACTAAAAAGAGACAAACCAAAAGAGCCACCAAAGCACAACAAGAACAAAGATTAAAAACTTTGTACGCTATGGAAAATATGGAAAATATACGCAATATGAAAGATGAAGATTTAAATAAACGAATGGCAGATGTTGACGATATGGAACTTTCAGTGTATAATAAAAATGCTCTCAAAAATTGTTATAAAAAAAATTATAAGGACAGCGGATATCCTCCTCATTGGGGTGCTTACTTATCAAACGCGAAGAGAAACGAAAATTTATGTGCTTTTGAAAAAAAAATAAGTTTAGCACATAAGGAACATATGAAGAAAAACAGACCTAAACGCAAATACACGCCTCGCGGTAAAGTTGCCGATATTTACACATTGGAAAACTTGAAAAAAATGCCGGAATATAAAGCTTTACGGAATAAAACTTCATACACTAATAAAGCTGAGTTATTAATTGCACTTACTAAAATTGGCGCTTTTGGTAATTATTAATATTTTTATCACAAACATTCATTAATAAATTATTAATATGTTTTTTGCTTTTTTTGTGTCTTGGGTAATTACTCAAAAAACTAGATATACCGCATATTTCGCAGTTTATTTTTGTTAATAATTCATTCTTATGTTTATTATTGTAATAATTGCGTTGGTATTCTTTCATATTATCACATTTTTTTATTTTTGGTTTAATATTATCTTCAACAATAATAATATTACTTTTTTTTTCCTGGATGTCTTCCAGTTCTTCGGGGATTTTTAATTCCATTATATTATATAATTAGAAAATATTTAATTCATCTATATTAAAAATAATTTATTATTTTATTATATATGTATTTTCAAACAGTTTTAAAAAATTTAGGTATAAATCCCAATGAATATTTAAATATTGTAAATAACAAAGCTAAATATTTTAAATATAGTCATATTTATTTTAGCGACGATAATAAACATAAATTAATGATTATTGACCCATTAGGACATAAAATAAAATTTGGTTCTAGTATAAATAACGACTTTATTATTTATAAATTATTAGAAAAAAAAGGACAATATCCAAAAGGAACAGCCGATAAGAGGAGACATTCATATTTATCAAGAGCAACAAATATAAAGGGTGAATGGAAAAAAAACAAATATTCTAAAAATAATTTAGCTATTCATATTTTATGGTGATATTTTTATTTATTTTATTATTATTATTTATATTATATTTATTTAATTTTTCTTTCAATCTGCTTATAATTGTATAAGCTTGACGAGAATTTATATATTTTAATGAACTATTCGGGATATAATAGCTTTCATATTCTTCTCCCTGAGCCTTAAATAATGTCATCGCATAATTTGGCTTAAAATATTTATTTAGTTCTTTATCTGTAATAAATAAATTGTCATCTATTTTATATATAATATTGTCATCAATTATTTCAATATTTAATATTTTATAATCAAAATTATTATATATACCTTTATTTCTCAAATCGTTTGATATACATATAATTTTACTATTTAACTCGTCAAATTTAATATTTAAATAATCCATCATCAATTTATTATATTCATCTATTTCTTTATTGGTTATACAAATTATAATTTCTGCTTTTGTATAATCTTTAACCCTATGTTTTTTAATTTCTTTGATTAAGTCAATTTCATTATTTATTAATTTATCATAATATTCCTTACTGTAATTATTACGGTAATTCGTATTTATATTATATATTTGTCCGTATAACATTTTTAAATATTGTTCGCTGTTAAAATGAGAACTCTCAAAAATTGGTAGTAATTGTTTATAATCTCCAAAAGAATATATAATTTTATTTGATAAATAACATTTATATAAAATGTCATTCGCTCGCCTATCAAATAATCCTATTTCGTCGACAATTATATATTTTTCTTTTGGAATTTCATTACTATATATAAAAGTCTGAATTACTTTACTATTTAAACCTAATTTTATATATGCTTTATTGACCGTATGTTTTGGCGTTAATATAATATAATCGTCCTTTATCATCGGTATTATTTCATTTTTTATTCTGTGGCTTTTTCCTGCTCCCGCGTAGCAATCAAACAATATATTATTATTTTTATTTTTGAAATATTCTAAATCGTTTAACGTTAAATCGGTTTTGGTTTCTTCGTTAATATAAGTTTGATGTTTTTTAAAATATTCAATATCTTTATATATACGCTTCCAACCTCTCCAATTATCAGATGATAATGAACTTTTTATTTTTTCATATTGTCCTGAATTTATAAAAGTTATACTATCGGTTTCTATGCTTATTAATTCGTTTTCTTTTAACTTTAAGCTTTTTATTTTTTCATAAAGTTTAACCGCTGATAAATCCTTAATTTGTATCGCTATCGGCTTTTTATTATATAAATGTTTAACTTTTTCTTTTTCTTCATATTTTAAATATATTTCATCTCGATACAATATATATTTATTACTTTTATCGGTTCTTCTCTCGTCTAAATTTGCGACTTTTATAATTTTTTGTTTTGATTCAATTGATGCGCTCATTTGCATTTTGCCAATCATAATATTAATTATATTTTTGGCTTCTGTATGATTTATTTTATTATATAAATCTTCAATCATTTTTTTATAATAATTCTCTTTTGTTTCTGTTTGAATTTCTTCTAAAATTATATATTCGAAACCTTCTTTAAAACAATATAATATGTGTTCTCCGCTGTAAATATTTACATTCGGTAATAATAATGAACTAATCAAAGGTTCCACAATATATAAATTTCTTGGGTTAATAATTGTCGGTTGTGTTTCTTTTGTATATTTTATAATATTTTGTTGTCGCCAATCAACCATAATTAAATATTCTAATTCATATAAACAATTACTATAAAATTTATTATGGTCTATTGTTATATATTTATTTATTTCTTTTTCATGGTTTATATCTGTATTATAATAATTATAGGCTGGCTTAATAATATTTATAGGTAAAAAACTGTTTATATTTTCAAGTATATATGCCGACTCAATGACAGAACAAATATTTAATAATGTAGTGTATGGGCTTATTTTATCTTTTAAGCCTAATAAATTTAAAATTTCTAAACAAATATTATAATCATTATTATTTATATATGTTGTATCGTCTATATTAAAGCTCGATATTTCATTTTTATTATTCAATTTAATATTTCCAGGTATGACAAAATTATTTAATGAATCATCAAAAATATTTTTAATCTCTTCATTGTTTTTTATTATTGCTTTGTCAGGTATTCTTTTATTTAATAAATATTTATTTTTAACACCATAAAAATGGTTATTATAACAAATACCAATAATACTTTTTCGCTTGCTGTCTTTTTGTGGATAATTTGACAATATTATATTTCCTTCTATGTCGTATAATATACATTTTATATTATATCTTTGACAAAAATTTTTTATTTCGTCTGGTGTTATACCTTCATTATTACCCATTATATTTATTTTTTTTTCTATAATATCTGTATATTTCTTTAAATATGCTTTTACGCAATTTTCTTCGCTTGGTTCTATTTCAATTAATTCATTACAGATATTAACAATATTATAAAATTTATTTTCTCTTAAACGTTGGGTCGTGGGGTCTAAATAATAAGTTAATCCTTGGTTATTATCTTTTATTGTATACAATATTAATAAATCTCTGTCTACTCCGTCCCAATCGTCATAATTCATAAATTCCCAATTAGTTAAAATATAATTTTCCGAATATATAGGATATAATCTTAAATAATTATAGCTATAATCGCGGATATATTGCTTTAAATCGTTTATTTTTCCGTTATATTGTGGGCTTCTGTATCTATGTACGGGCGTATCACTATAAAATATTATATATGTAAGTTCAATCGTTAAATTAACGTCTTCTTTGATGTCATATAAATAATTTAATTCGTCGCTAATCACGAATTTATCTTTTAATACTGTTATACCTCCCTCGATAATTTCTTTATTTGTTAATCTACCGACACCCCAATTTTTAATAATACCTTTATAAAAATTTAATGAATCTCTTATATTGGCCTTTATGAGTTCTTTTGTTATAGAATTATAAAAATAGCGGATTTGTTCCGCTTGTTGCTTATATTGGGTTGTTGTTGCCTGTGATACATTAAATTTTTTCTTAAAGGTTGCATCGGTTCTGCTGGTTTTGCCGTCAAATTTTAAACTATTCATTGATATAATAAAAAAAGAAAATAATTATTTGAATTCAAAATAAATTAATCTATATTAAAATATTTTGTTTGAAAAATATACGTAAAAAAAGGGCATACACTAATCAATTAATTAGCATATACCCAAAATTATAATTTTTCGAATTCTTCCTCTAGTCTTTTTATTTCTTCTTCTTCTTCTCTCCTTTTTTTTTCTTCTTTCTTTTTTAATCTTTTATAATAATTTATTTCTCTTTCTTTTTCTTCTTCTTGTTCTATTTTATCTTTATTTTTAAAGTTTTCGTCGTAATATTTTAATAATTGTTCTTTTTGTTCTGGAAAAATTTTATCGTCGAACGCATTTGAATAAATATTAATAATTTTAAAAGGTGTTATACGTCCTATTTCTACCTCAAACTCACTTATTACGTCATCTATTAAACCGTTGCACTTAATATCCTTATACCATTTTTTAATATCTGCATTCCATCGAAACTTGCGCGCTTTTGCTATGTCTTTTTTATCAAATGGTACATCAAATATAAATGTGTATCTAATGGCAAAAACGTCGTATAAATTGCTAAATCCTCTATTGTAAAACCTCATATATATATAATAGGTTTAGAAAAAAAGAATTCAAAAAAAAATTAATCTATACTTTTTTTAATTCTGAATCAAGAATTTAATATTAAATTCTCGAGCGTAAAAAAAGGCCAACTATTAAACATAATGTCTAATAGTTGGCCTAAATTAATTTATTCGTCGTCTTCTTCCGTTAATTCATTGTAAATTTTAAAATGGTAAATTATATCATATTCCATACTTTCAATAAATTGCTCCATCTGTCTATTTTGTGAAATTGTGAAACACTCGGTCAATATTACTTTTAAATTATACCAGCTAAACATAGCATAATTAAAAGGGATTCTATTGATAAAAGAATTGTTTATTAAATAATCAATATCTTTAATAAATAAGTCTTTTAATTCTCCGTTGTCTTGTTTTAAGATATAATTTATCAATGGTTTTAATTTTTTTTTATTTGTTGATTCGCTTAATTTATATTCAAATTTTTTGGCGACATAATCAATATATTTTAAAAACTTTTGAAATTTAAATTTTATTCTTTTTAGTCTCGCTAATGTCTTTTTGTTTGCTTCCATTGATTCAAAATAATTTAATATAATTTCTTTGTCTGGTGTTTCATTTTCTATAATAATAATATTATTTGTTTTTTCTGGTTCTATAAGTTCCTCCGGTATTTCACTTTCTGCGATTGCGTCGGGTGTTTCGCTTTTTGTTGGTTGATATTCTTTACCATAATAAATATATTTTTCATTATATAACGCGAGGTTATATTCTTTTTGCGTTAAATATATAACTTTACAATTAAAAGGAAGTTTAAATTTTGTTATATTGTCCTCGTGTCTTACTTCGTGGGCGTAGAACTCATTATATATATAAATATATTCTAGTCCATACGGTAAATTATTAAAATAATAACCATCTAATTTAAAATTGTCTATGTAAAGCTCTTTTATTTCCAATGGTAAATTATTAATTTCATTATATATATTTGTGTGATAATTACTATAGATACGCACTTTCTCGGGTGTTTCACTTTCTGCGAATTGGTCGGGGGTTGCACTTTCTGCGAATTGGTCGGGAGTTGCACTTTCTGCGATTTGGGCGTTCTCGGTTTCGAGGGCTACGGCTGGGGCGGGTTTGAATTCCATTTCTTTATATAATAGGTTTTGAAAAAAATTTTTTAAAAAAGAATTCAAAAAAATTATTCTATACCTTTTTTAAAATTTTTAATTCTCATTCTGGATTTTTAGGGGGTTTATTTTTAGCAGTTTTACTTTTTTTAAGTTTTCGGAAAATCTCGGGA